TATCCCACCATGGGCCAGCTTTTGCATGTCGAATTCTTTCATCATCAAGGTCAGACAACGAGATCATTGCAGAGCGGCGTACGCCACCCACTACAACTACCTCACCAATTTTACACATTAGGTCGTGGCACTCTAAACTGTTTAGCTTACGACCCTTAGCGTGTTTAAATGTAGCTACAGTAAATTCAAATAAATCAATCAGTGGTTGCGGCCCGGAAGCTCTTCCGCCAAATGTTTTGAGTCGTGCTCCGGCGGGTCGTACTGAAGATACGTCCCACTGGGGAATTTCCCCGGCCCAGAGGTGTGCGAGGAGAAGACGCAATGACTTGGCCCATCCTTCCTTAGAATCGTGCACGTTGATCATCCCCCCGCTATCAAATAGCTTTTCTGGCACTTCGGGCAGTTGATTAATATATTTAGATTCAACGCTAAAGCCGACGCCCGTTCCGCAGAGCAGAATAAACATCGCCTCATCAAACGACTTAGGATCGTCAACAGGTAGGTACGAACAATTGTATACACATGTATTATCACGGTCGGCGCTCTTTCCTGCAGTCATCATGGCGCGCATGGACGGCATCAATTCAAGGTTAACGATAGAGTTGTACAACTCTGCTTTTAGTTTTTTGTTGTCAGTAATGGCTGGCGTACGACTGAAGATGTAATCTGTAAAACGGGTTACTGTCTCTGGCCATGTCTCACGACGACCCTTGTCGTCTTGGTAACGAGCATAGCGGCTGGCAGCTATGTATTCCATGTATTGGTCCATCTTTTTAGTCATTGCATAATCTCCAAATTGTCATTGCGTTTTTCTTTTTATCTCCACCCATTAAAAAGGCAGTATTTTGTGGGCCGTATCCCATTTGCTTTAATGCTTTTACCATGGTTACAACCTCATTAGTAAATTTAGATGGGTACTTCCAATCTGGATTACTTAAATTATTAAACTTTGGTTTAAATTGTTCTATTTTATTAAACTCTAAGTGTAACGCATCAGCTTTATTTAAACCGCTTGCTTTTACATCTACAATATCTTGCATGGTAAAGCCTAAAGCAAACAATTCATTTAATCTTTCTTGGTGGTTTTTCTTTCTGTTAGAACCTCGGCATAGCCAAGCCCTTTCAAAACTTCCCATGCCGATGTATAAAATCTCACCGGTTTCCGGGTCTGTGTGCTGGTACACATAATACTGATCCATTTATTATTCTCTAAGGTTATATGGTTATTAAAGGGCAAAAAAGGGAGAGCCAGTTTCTAGCCCTCCCTTGCCCATCTACTAGGTACTACTTATTTCTTAGGTTTTGTTTCCGTGCTTTTTAGTACTCCCTTAGTTTTCTTGGAAACGATAGGAAACGCTGGGTTGGTTACCACCGCAATATTTGCCATTGTCTCGTAGTAGTCCAAGGTCTTTGTCAAGGCACTGTGTAGCTCTTGTACAAACTTAAAGTTTGCCTTGTCATAGTCACCAAGATAGATATTAACCATATCCTTCCCGGTGCTAATTGCTAGGTTGATATTGAAGTTATCTTTATCTGTACCTTCACCGGACAAATCTAAAAAGCTAGGAAGGCCATAGTCTGTGCTTGGAAAAAACTTACTGAACTTTAATTTAACGTTCTTCATACTGCAAAGTCCGCCGCTGCTGTTGTAGAGCCACCAAACTTTTCACCGTCCTCTAACTTCTGAACGTTGTTCAAACCGGCAGCAATGCCCTTGGAGCCACTTGTATCGTACGGATACAATGTGATTGATGCGCGACCATAGCAACCAGAGTAGAACTCGCTGGTGTCAATGATTGGGTTTAAGTCTGCGTCAACAATGCCTGGACGCTCGTTAGAGCTGGCATTGATAAAGTAATGACCTGCGTATGCTGCGTCGTCTTTCTCTGCGTCGCCGTCACGTAAACCGCCCTTAAGCAACTTAGGAACAGAGCCACCCCATACCACTGCGTTGGCTGTCTTAGTCTCTTCAAAGGCCTTTTTAAAACGATTGACTGTGTCTGTATCAGACTTTGGGATTAAGATTGAAACTGAGTACTTCAGTGTGCCGTTAGGTGTCTCAGCAGGCTGGAACACGTTAGCGTACGAGAAACGAACTTTACCAGTTACAAACTTGGTCTTGATTGATTTTGTTGCCATGATGATTAATTCCTTTTTTACTTTAAGACTGGGCTTCAGTAGGTGCCAATCTGTCTAACCTTTACTTCTGTTATTACTAATACGCAAATCAACTACTTTTAATTTCACATAGTGAAATAGTTATGAATCGTACAAAATACCTAATTCACCTAGTGCCTGCTTCATAGCTAGTGCCCTAATAAAGTCATTGTGATACTCCTTCTCATACAGTAACTCTGGATCATCTGCAACAATGTCTAAGATCTCATCAATAGACCCCCTGATTTGCACGACACCTTCTCGGTACTTGCCACCAGGGAGCCCATCAAAGTCTTTTAGAAACTGGTCAATCAGCAGATCCGGAATATCAAACTCTTCTCCGTAGCACTCTACCAACATACACACTCCTATATTTTTAATGCTGCCAATATAATCCCAATGTTGCCTATTACGTATCCAATAAAAGAAATACCAAAGCCAATCTCGTTGTTTCTAAAAAAGTTAATTGCTACAATGAAATACACAAAAGCAATAAAACCCATTAGGTAGGTATTCATGCAAAATCCTCCTTAGCGTTTTCTTTTACTTTAACTAGCTTAGGCTCACCATCTGGTCTTAAAATAAGGTCACCCAACCATGCAGCCACTTGTCCTTTAGGTCCCAGTTTCTCTAGTGTAGCAATTGATTTGAGCTTAGGCTGCTCCCAAATAACTACTGGGTCCATACCCTTCTCAACCAAAACGGTCGCCGCTAGGGCTGTATCTGATATCTTCCTGTGCGTCTTTGTGGTAGAAAGCGTGTACCCCGGCGGGACAATGTTCTGATTAACTGCTCTGGTTAGTGCAAACTCTTCTACGTCGTTAGCCCACGTTCTTAGGTTTTGGGCTTTGATGAGGACTTCGCTGATCTCTTCTTCATCGAGGAGGGCTGGGGCTTTGAACTCTTGCTTGGCGAGCTCTGTGTTGTAGTCCGACCGGGCGCGGCACTGCGCTTTTGCACGGCAGAAGCCACACCAGTCACCGGGGAGGAACTCGCCTGAGCCGCTCCACGCTTTCTTGGCTTTTGGCTTGACGAAGTAGTTTGCCCAGTCGACGAGCTTGGCGATGCTGGTTCCATCAGTGGAAATACTGTCAAGACGGGGTTGATGTATGGTGTAGCTGACTTCTTTGAGCTCTGGGTACTCTTCTTTGAACTTGGAGTATGCCCCGAGGGCGTAGAGCCTGAGCTGCGGGTTGTCTTGCGCGTGGACGGGGATGCCTTTTCCAAACTTGAGGTCGATGACGCGAATGGCGTGCTTAGAAAGAATAACCACATCGGCTGTACCAAAGCCATCAGGAACCCAGTCAGAGAAGTCAACACGCTGCTCAAATAGTGGGGTATCTCCCTCACCGATTTGGCTGCGGACGTATAGTACGTAGCTATCGACGTGAGCCTCGAAATCGTCGTTGTAGTAGGGTGTTGCTTTAATGATTGCTTCTTCACGTTCATATTCCTCTATTCCAATTTGGTTGTAATAATGTCTTAACTTTGCCTCTGCCAGTGAATGGGCCATGGTGCCTTCTTGACTAAAGTCAAAGGCTTTTGAACCACGTTTTTGTTCTGGTAGGGTGCTTTCAAGACGGGCTGAAGGGGTGCAAGAAAGCCATCTTTTACTTCCGGATGCGGATAAAGTTGCGTGGGCTGTCATTTTAGTCTTTCAAGTCTGTTTAAGGTATCTTTACTAATACGCAAAAAAGCCACTTTTTAGGGTGGCTTTTTTATTTATTTTTAGGCGGGGCGGAATTATTCTTTTAATGCTAATATTAGTTTAGATATCTCACCTTGGAAGTCAATAACTACCTCTTGTTTAATATCTTGTTTAATATCCATACGTTGTGAGTAGTCCTCGGGGTACTGCCCTTTTAATGCCACCTCAGCAACACGTGAGTTAAAGGCTTTATTGTCAATATTAGCTAACAACATCATCTCCCAGAACGCCTGCCCGTAGGTAGTCGCCAAATCCATTGCCTCAGCAAATACTGGATCTTCTTTTTTCCATTTTGCCGCGGTGGCCTTGCTTATATTAATGGCTGAGTACATGGTTTTTTGAGAAGCACCTTGCTTACCAAGATCTAAAATGATCTTAGCCATTTCCTCAGTAAACAGTTTCTTTTTTGGTGATGGTTTTTTTGTGGTCATAATTTTTCTAATTATTGTGGGGTGCCAGGATTCTATGATGGCTCCTGGGGGCCATTAGCTTTCTTTACAGCTCTGGGTGTCTCACGACAAGCCTCTATATACACTAATACGCGTTTTAATACTTAATCGCCCTAAAAGTTATCGGGGACTATGATGGTCTTTTTAGGTGCCGACGGAGGGGTATTATCTCCATGCTCCTTGCGGTATCGCAGCGCATCATTTAACATCATCTTGGTCATAGCTAAGGCTTTTTCTTGGTGCTCTTCTTCTTGTTGGGCTGTTGATTTTTTGGCCTTACGCTCTACTTCCTTGATGATGTTGTTGCTGATACCGGCATGCTTAAGTAACTGCTTAAGGTTCATTAGTTACGCTCCTCGGCGTCAATTGGAGCACCAGTTTGAATTTCTGATGCAGCATTTAACGCTCTGACCTGAGGTGTGCATTGCGCCTGAATCTCATTGATCAAACTTACTACCTGCATAAATGGTAGTGTACCTAACAGGTTTAATATGCCATTGATATCTTTAACACTAAACTCCAGTGTTAAAATCTTATCCGCTAATGGGTCTACTTCTTTTGTTGTGTCGCTCATTTCTTTTTACCTTTCTGTTTAATTGGAAAACCTAACTCTTCTCTTGCTGCTAACTGCTTTGGATCTGTGCAGTACTCGTTTAACTCCATCTTCTGGCAGTACTTGTCCATCAACGACTCCATGCGAAGGTCATGTAAGACTTTGATACCAAGTAGTGCGTTGGCAATTTCATCATCTGACAGTGGTGATGGATGATCACATTGATGCTTAAACAACAACTCAATGTCATCGCTGGTCTGCCAAGCCAGCATGATGGCACTTTCTAAGTCAACTTTTGAGTTCATTTGTTTTTTTTGCCTTTTTAATATCAGCATCAAAGTCAACGCTATACCAACCTCCAACTAACTTAATTGCAGGTAATAGTTTTTCCCATGAGGCGACGTCATCTTCGTGCCAATCTTTACCGTTTTTCATCATGCTTGAGATACTGGCATAGCTCTGTGCTAAGTTGTCTCTTGTGATCTCATCTACAAAATCATCATCTATTTCAATTTTCATTTTCCACACTCCGAATCTGTTGCGCTATTTATCTTGATACGATTGGCTATCTCTCTGCTAATGTACCACTGGGCCTTACGTAAGTCTTCTACCGCGTCCTTCTTTAGATCACATCGCCAGATGTACTTAAGCGCATTTCCAAGATTAAAGCTCATGTGTTCTGTGATTTGAATACAATCAATACCAGAGGGGTGGCTGGTGTAATGCTTTGGTTTATTAACTACGTCGTTCATTTCTTAACTCCTTGAGTTCTTTCTCCATAACCTGTAACTCCTCTTGGCTGTCACAAACCCAGATGCCCAGTAAATCTTGAAAGCGGCTAGTGTCGATATCCTCCACACCAGTGATGGTCTCCATGACATAACTGCCTTTGTATTTATGCTCAACAATAAAATGGCTCATAACTTCAATTCCTTTTTAATAAAATCAATACCTCTCGCAAAATGGTAGCGCCAGTACTTTTCGGTTACATTAATATCTGCATGTGTTAGTCCTTCTAAGAAAGACTCTAAAATAAACTGCTGCTTGGTGGGTAGTCGGCTTATAATTAAACGCCTAACATCTAGTATATCCTCCGCGTTCCATGGGAGGTATGCCTCCATCATGTCCGAAGATACCCCCTCGTTGTCGTCCTGCTCGATAGGGTCCAGCTCCTCATCTGATAGCCGTGGGGTTGCGCAATTAACTT